AGCTGCTGTTAAGCCTCCCATTGATTTTTTCTTCTTTCCACCTTTTTTCTTTTTCTTTGGTCTGCCAACCTTTGATCCGTATGTTCCTTTACCTTTAGGCATGTCACTCTCCTTATGTCCATTTGGGATCTTCCAAAGGACACTCTGCCCATCTAATCTTTGTTTTGAGGGGCATAAAACATTTACATATATCGCAAACTTTCCACTTCTTTAAGTGGGGGCATTTTTTACAGATCGCCATTCTTTCTTCTGGCGTCTTCTTTTTACTCATCTAAGAGCTTTAGGTAAGTGTTGTCTCTTTTTTCTTTGTAAGTTCTTTTTTCTTGCTAGTAGTATTTTTACTCTAGAGGATAATTCTGCAGGTTCTTCGGCTCCTTTGCCTTCTACTACCTTTCCTACTTCTACTTGCTTTACTGCTTTCTCTAAAGCATCTTCTATACTGTTTGCCATATTAATCCTTAAATTTATTATCTATCCAACATTTGCCATAGTACAAAATACCTAACCAAAATGTAAATACTATTCCATCTACATAGGATAAACTATCCCATACATTTAGTACATCCATTATTTAAGTTCTAAGTACTTTTCTGTAGCTAGTTCTTTAGTAGGAAACTTGTACAAGCCTCCTTTTAGTTTGAAACACCAATTACCTCTTTTTTCATAGATAGGTAAGTCAAGTTTTTCTTCTTTAACTACCTTCTCAGCTTTCAAATCTTTTGTTTTATATTCTTTTTCCATATTTTCTCCTAACTATGCATTGAGAACATAGTCCATATGATACCTGCTCCCGCAACTATCAAAGTACTTGATACACTAATAAGTATTGTTTCTATTCTGGTAATCTGATTTTCAATATCATCTATCTTATTGAAACAAGTTTTCCATCTTTCAGCGCATACTGCTTCGTGTTTCGCTAATTCTGCGGCCACCTCGTTAACATCCATATTAATTCCCTAAAATCTTTTGAACTTTTTGTTCTTAATAAAATTATAACAAAATCAGAGCAGAAAGTCAAGTATTATTTTTCGATGGTATATATTTTAACTGGCTCGGTCTTTCCTTTTACTGTAACTTCATCTAAAAATTTATAGTCGTAACCATCAACTAAACTGTGCTCGGATATGACGAGGTCTACGTCATAGTTCTTACAGCTCGATTCTAGTCGGGCAGCGAGATTAACAGCATCACCCAAAACGGAATAGTCAAAGCGAGTACTACTACCAAAGTTGCCCACCACACAGTCTCCCGTATTGATGCCAGCTCCTGTATTAATTTGGTCAAGGCCCTCTTCTCTAAGTGTTTCATTTAATTCTCCTAGTGCTATTCTCATTTCGATAGCAGCTTTTGTTGCATTTTCTTCATGCTTATTATCTGGTAGAGGAGCACCCCAAAATGCCATAATACAGTCACCCATATATTTGTCGATGGTTCCTCCGTGTTTTAATATTATCTCAGTTTGGTTATCTAAAAACCTGTTTATAAGTTTGGTAAGACCTTGTGGATTCTTTTGATATTTTTCTGAAATTGGTGTGAATCCTCGAATATCTGAAAAAAGAAAAGTAAGTCGTTCTGTCGACCCACCCAGTCTCAGCAATGTTGGGTCCTCTTGTAATTTTTTTACTAAGTCCGGACTTACGTACGTCCCGAATTGTTGTTTGATTTGCAATCTCAACAAAAACTGCGTAATGAAATTCCTGAAAGTTATGATGCTCCAGAATAAAAACCCGACTAAAATAGTGCCAGAAACGTCAAGTAAGTAGGAAGATTTGTACATTTCCAGGGCAAAGTATATAAGTCCTCCAATAGTAAGTAGTAAGACTGGAAGTGACAGCCATATACGAGATGCTGTAATCCAAAGTAATAGTAGAGCCAGAAGGGCGGCTCCCAGCTCTACTGCTACACTCCATGTCGGGATGGATGGGCTGTTTCCTTCTATAAGTGAATGAAGTACGTTTGCTTGAATTTCATGAGGGTATACTGCTCCTTGTGCTGTAGGCACGGGATTGGTTACACCTTCGGCAGTTACTCCAAAGATAACAAAGGGAGCAGGTATAGGATTCTCCATGTACTCTGCTGCAGTTTGTCTATAGAATTTAACATTTTGTTGAATCCATACTCTTGCGTTTGCGTCCGTATGTATAAGTGGATAATTTGGTATACGTACCCATTCTACACCTTCGCTTGTCTTAATTTGATAACTTGGATCACCGACACCAACTCTCAACATCTCTAACGCAAAAGAGGGATATAATCCTTCCTGGCTACTTACGACTACGGGAAGTCTTCGTACGACTCCGTCTACTTCTGGGCTTGAGTTTATTAGTCCCACGCCTTCTGCTGTTACTTGTAACTTTGGTAGTTGTCTTAAAATTCCGGGATAGTTGAATAGCCATTCTTTTGGGTCACCTCCTAGTTGAGCTGTGCCTACATGAGGCCCTGCTTTTGATGCCTGTGTTGAAGCTGCATAAGCTAAAACACTTGGTTTATTTGATAGTGAGTAGGCAAGTGTGTTGTCGTACTCAATACCGCGTAAGTCGGGATCGGGCATGAGAATCGTAAAACCGGGAACACCCGATGTCATGTCTATCATGCTTGCGAATAGGCTTCTTGGTAGTGGATAACCTCCGTAGGCTTCTACTATCTCTTCATCGAGATCAACAAGAAGTATGTTTTCGTTTTGTATTTCTGGAGTAGTAGACATAATATAGTCAAATGTCTTGAGTTCCAGTATTTGAAAAGGGGAAGGATTCCAGATTAGGAGTCCAAGTGAAAATATAAAAATAAAAGGATTTATTAGTTTGCTCATTGTTGTGTAATAGATATTGTTTTTGTACAATCTGCTGTACAATTAAAAGTTGCAGTATATGTTTGATTTGTAGCTCCAAGTTGAGTTACATCTACATCATAGCCTGTTGTATAGAATTTCATATTTGCTACGTGAGCTCCTGTTCCATATTGTGTTAAGTCTACTTCATTATCAGAGTTGTAAAAAAATATATCTGCATCTTTGTTACCACTACCATACTGAGTAACACTTACCGAGTTATTGTGCGCACCGCCGTTTCCATAAATATAAGAATTATGTTGGCCAGTCCCATACTGATTAACAGTAATATCAGAATCATCACCGAAAAAGAATATTTTGCTATATTTATTGTTTCCTGTTTGAGTCGTTGAATAAACATTATCGTCTCCTGAGCCTAATGATTCTGAATGGTTATCATTTCCTGTTTGAGTAACGGTTACTGTGTTATCATCTTCATCTTGGTCAATGTATGCATAGTTATCATTACCGTCTATAGTTACAGTAGAAGAGTTTCCTATATTATTTGACCATACAGTATACATCTTAACTGTATTACTATTGCCCGTTACAGTACTGCTCCATGTAGCATTTGTGCAGCTATGAGAAGAGTAAGTAGCTCCTGTTATAGTTCCTCCTGAATTTGCTCCACAAAGAATAGTAGTAGTGTTACCATTACCTATCTGTTTAGTAGTAATTTGATTGTTGGTTCCTTTTGTAATAATCGTAGTAGAGTTATCCCCAGCAAAACTAAGGGGACTGATTAATAATAATAACGTTATCACCCGCACCATTTATATTTACCTCCAATATTACTCCTGCATTGTCTATATATAGATAAGTACCTGCATTTGTATCGATACCTATGTCGTAGTTGTTTTGTCCTTCGTGTACAAAGTAAATTAATCCTTCTTCTACGAAAGTGTAAGTTTGGTATACAGGGTCAAAACCTGCTATTATACCTTCAAGCTCTACTCCGTTTAATTGTGAAGTTTGTCCTCTTTTTTTGCTTGTAGTCTCTACCAATGCTAGTAAATCTACAAGAAACTCTACACTCAGTAAATCAATGTCTAGTCTTGTGACTTCTTCATCTTCTCCACAGTCTTCTATTAGAGCATCACAATCTAAATCTGGTGCATCTTCAAAGAAGTCTTTGTCTAAATCTGCAGTAGGTGACACGCCCGATTGTTGTTCTTCTACTGCTTGTTCGACTTCTTCAGGTCTTTGGACAATCAACATATTGTCAATCATTCCAAGTGTTATGTTTGCTAAGGTTACGGCTTGTGTGGGTGGTTGTTCCCATGCTGAAACCATTGTTGCTTGAAAAGCTTCGTTGAGTATCTCTACTCCTGCTGCAGTTGTTACTGTTATCTCTCCTGAGGAGTCTCCATTCTCATCTGGTAGTAGTATAACTAAACTTCTGCCTAATTCGTCTACAGTTGTTGTAAAATCTGTACCACGAATACCGATAGTTGCTGTTGGAGTATTAATTGTTATATTTTCTTTATTAATTTTTCCAAAAGCTCCCGAAATAAATCGAGCTGTTCCAGATGCCATGTTAAGAGCCATTTTACTCTTTGCAGGGTCTGGATCATAAATGTACTCGTCTATAATTAACTTTGAGTGTTCTGTAAGTTTTACTATAGATGAGTCTAAAAATTCAATTGCAAGTCTACCGTTTCCAGTTCTTACATCGTCGAATGAGAAGATATCTGAATCTATTTCAGCAGTAAAAGAGTTAGTAGAGTTTACTCTAGTAATCTCTCCATTGCCTCGTAGTTCAGATATCTCTCCGATTTCTGTCGTAAAGGCTGGAATACTAAATAGTATTAGCAGCCAGATGCGCATTGGTCTACATTAATAGTACCATTTGATGTGGTAGATATTATGTTAGCAACGTTTGTACTTGCAGTATCAGTTTGGTCAATAGTTACAGTATTAGAACTTCCAGTCAAAGTAGCTGTGATCTGATGATCCGCAGAACCTGTCTGAGTAGTAGTAATATTATTACTATTTCCACTAATAGTCCAAGCATTTATACAACCCACAACTTCACAAGTACCTGCTATGGCATTTGAAGTTCCTGTTATAGTAAAGTCAGTATTTGCTCCAGTAGCTGTTGCTGCAGCACCTTGAGTCCAAGTAAGACTGTTACTGTCTCCAACTGTAATATAATCAAAGTCAGAACTAGCAATGTCTCCTGTAGCACCACCTGCTAAAGTAGCAGTGTTACTATCACCGGTGACTTTATAAGTCCAACTAGATGAGTTGCCTTGAAGTAGCGAAGCCAAAAAAGTATTAGTATCACCAATCTGGTCTATGTCTACTGTCATTGAAGTACCTGACAAAGTTGCTCTACTGTCGGATTTACCAACTGTGTTAGTAGCACCTATTTGATCAATAGTAAGTGTAAGTCCTGTACCTGTTTGAGTAATATATAAATCATTATTACCCGCAAACGCTGTAAGAGATAGACATATCGCGAATAGTCCAATTATCTTATTCATTGTTTTCTCCCAGGCTTGGGTAATTAAAATCCCAAACCTCTTTTTCGAGTCCCTGCATAACTAAGCCAAATACCGCCGCTTCAATAGCAGCTCTTACGGCTTGGCTAACAGCCTCGTTCTCTGTACTACCACTTTCGATTTCTACGAGTTCTGTACCAAGTTCTATGAACCTGAATACATCGCCTCCACCTCCAGTAGATAGTATAGTTTTTGTGGTTGTAACATTTAACAAGACTTCCCCCGTTTGAACTAATACAGCTCTTAATGTTACTGTAACGACGTCTTCACGATATTGATTCTTCATACCGATACCTAAGTATCGAGCACCGCTACCACCAGTTCTTACATTAGTATCATAACTAACGATACCACCTTCTATAATCATTCCTGCGTATAGTAGTGGTTTTAAAATTGTTTTTCCATCTGCTCCCTTGTTGTAAGCTTCAAAAGTACTTCTTACAAGTTGTCTTTCTTTTGTCAAAGCATCAAGTCCAGTTCTCTCTACAACTACAAACCAGTTTCCTTTTCCTGCGTCTCTCAGAGCTTCAATTAAGATATGATGGGCTCCTTGTGTTACTGCAGTAGAAAAATCAGCGATACCATCTCTGGCTTTTCTTTGGCCTGTATTATCCCCGAAGTTGTATACTGCTACAATTGTCTTTTGATTTGGATAAGGTAAGTTGAGTAATTGCTGAGTAGCACTTGGTTGTATTACGGGGCCTGTCTTACATACCATCTTGTTCGTACCTGCTTTTGCTACTCCAGTTACTACATCTTTTCCAAAGCCTTCTTCAAATCTATAGCAGTTATCCTGTTGAACTCCAAATGAAGCACATCCAGTAAGTAGTAGTACACTAACCAGTCGCGCAATCACTAAAACATCCTCCAAAGCTTCCAACAGGTATTTCGATAGTTGTTGTTGATATTAATACTCCGTCTAACCATTCTTCGACTACGAGAGTGATAGAGACTCCATTGTTTGTCCAGATTATTCTGTTTCCTTCTAACCAGATTTCTCCAGTTACAGGATTTTCAAGTGTTCCAGGATTTGTGTAATCAAAAAGAGATTCTGATATATCTTTTGCAAGTGTAGAGTAGATTCTTGATTCTAAGTTTCTTAAAAATTTAGCAAGAGTAGTATTGTCTGCTTCTCTTTGGGCTTCATCGAGAGCGTCCTGTGCTTTCTGGGCCAGTTCTGCTTTTCTTGTTCTTTCTTGTTCATCAATTGTTAAATAGTGTGCGGATTGATTAATCCCACTAAAACTTGGAGAGCCAAACTTATGTACTAACTCTGCTGCTATAGTGCTTTGTGTATAAATAAATAAGGAACATACTATTATTAGTATTAAAACAGGCTCATTTCCTTTCAGTAGGTCTCTTTTTCTCATTTTCTTTCAGTTGTAAAACAGTGTTTACCTTTTGCTGGAGACGAATCATATCGTTATCGAGCATTCTTATCTGGTCTATTAGTTTAATAAGTGCTATTTGCATCTCTTTAATTGCTGGTGAGATGACATTTGTTATAGTTTGCCATACATAGTATACAAAGTAACCTAAACCTACCATTCCAACGATAGGAAATCCAAATTGTTGTATGTTTTGTACTAAAACTTCCATTAATCTCTTCTTACATCGAGTTTTCCGTCTTCTACGAAATTCTCTGTTCTTGCTATTCTGTCTAAATCTGGTGCTAAGTCTAATGCACTTGATACTGAAGTATCTAATCGTATCATATCGTTGTTCATAGTCTTAATACGAGTTACTAAAGATTCTGTCATGCCTTTAATTGCTCCTACTTGTCCTACTACACCTGCAAATATCTGCTTCATGATGATAAATATGAAACCACCCATGACTAAAGCCCCTGCTATAGGTGCTCCTACTTCACTTATTAAGTTCCAGATATTCATGTGTTATAAAGAATGCTCCTAACATTCCTAAAAATACTACTACTTGCACTACGGCCATAATTGTAATCTGTTTCATAGGGTGAACTTCTTCTATTTTGTTCACGTCTAGCTTAGGTGCTAGATTTACTACCCTTAAAAGCTCGTCTTTGAAATAAAAATTCATTCTACTGTGTCCTTTAATAATTTTTTCATAAGTTCGCCATAGTTTCCTTGTCCAAATGGCATCTCTGCACTGTTAATCTGAACATTCGTCTGGTTTTTTATATTTGCTGCTTGCGCTTTTTCTAATTCTGTCTGAGCCTTCATTTCATCTATTCTTATTTTGTGTGATAAGGCTACTAGGTCTGCTAAATCTTTTGAACTATATACTTCGCTTTCTTCTGCTTCATCTAACTTTTTGTCTATGATTGTATCTAAGACCTCTGCTAGCTTAAAACGGTTTCTGTAGCCGCTATCTAGGTACACTTGATCTACGTATTGCTTAACCTCTCTTTTAGCTAAGAATTCTGATATTTTTCCTTCGTCTATTCTTAATCGAATAGATACAGCAGGTATACTTCCGAGTTCTAGATATGCATTAGCGATTTCAAGTCCTTCTGGACTTATTCTAGTTGATAATTGATTTTTTGCCATACTTGAATTATACCAAAAAATAACATAGAAGTCAAGACATTTTTTTGTGGGGGGTTTGTGTAAGGGGGAAAAAGAAAGAGGGGACCGAAGCCCCCTCTCAGAGAAAGTTAGAATATGTATTTAAATCCTAATTGTATGCGATATAAACTTCTATAGTAGTTGGTGTTTTGATTATCAACTCTATCAATGTTCATGCCGTATGCAGATTTATATTCGTAACTAAATGTACCGTCGCCGTTGTTAACTGGTACTGCTTCAGCGATGCTTCTAGCACTTCTTGCTGCTTTAGTCTGCTTTCCTAAATCACTATCAAGTAGATTCAATAGGTTTTGAACATCTAAAGTTACCAAGAACTTGTCTTTGCTTGTTAAACCTAAACCAGGTAATTCCTGAGTAAGTTTAAAGTCTAAAGTATAATTCCAGTCAGTCTCAAAGCCATTAATTGGGGCAAAGCCTCCAGCGTATGCTTCTAGTCCAGCCGCAGCTATATAAGCGTTGTAGTCTTCAGCAAACCAGTCAGGAATGATAACATCAGTACCAGATCCGTTAGGAACATAGAAAGCTGCTGTTTCATCTCTTGCTGATTCTCTGTCAAGACCCCATAAAGCTCCGTCCTTGTATTGACCTAGAGTATATGAGAAAGGTTCTCCACTTACAGCACCTGCTATAAATGAGAATCTTGTTGGAGCATTTTTAAACCAATTAGCTGTGTAGTTACCTACAAAAGTAAAGGAATGCTCTCTTTCATATACAGATCTATGTAAGACATCGTTATTAAAGTCCTCATACTTAGTTGTGTATTTAAAGTTAGAGATATTTCTGCTTGAAGTTAAATTACCTACAGTATCAACATTCTGCCATGTGTAGTTAGTGTAAAAATCAAATCCATTCTCAAACTCTTTACTTAAGGAAAGTGCAAACAGTTGGCTTTCGCCTTTGTCTGTATTTGTAAGTAACATGTCGTAGCCTCTGTAGTCAATGAATCTTTCCATTGCTTTTCCGCATATTCCATAGTCAGCATAAATTAATCTGCCGTCTGGTCCTACACCGATTGGCTCGTTAGTTACATAGTTATCAATTTCAGGACAATCTACTGCGCCACCAAATGCTGGGTTACCTACTCTTAGCTGTTTAAAGTGTAAGTCTTTGTCAGTTTTCGTCATAAGCAAATCTGCACTAAAGTAGTACTCATCGCCCATTACCCAATCCATACCTACAGAGAACTTAAGCTCTCTTGGTAATTCGAACTCAGGATCTAGTATATCAGCAAACGCTGGTTTGAATCCTTCTTGTCCTGGCTGGTAAATGTAAGAATCAAATACAGAAGTATCAAATCCATCGAAACCTAGTGCTGCTTCTACAGGAACGTTCGCATTTTGAATACCAATACCGTCATTACTGAAAGTACCGCCCATCCAAACATTTGGTCTGCCACCTGTGAAGTAACCTGCTCCACCTCTGAATCTTACGTCTCTAAATACACTAAAGTCGTCAGCATCATAAGTGAAACTTACTCTTGGTAAAAATACATCTTTACCGTCTAAGTTTACATTATTTTTAATTCCATAGTATCCTTCCAAAGTTTCGTTATACCTTGGAGTATCATCCATAGATAGTTTTTCATACCTTACACCGTATTGTAGTGTAAGTCTGTCACTATAATCCCAAGTATCTTGTAAAAAGAAACTTGTTGTTTTGATTTCAAAGAAAGCTGCACCGTCAGCGGGGTCGCCACTTGGTGAGTTTCTGTAGTCAATTGCGTATGGAGTTCTATTTTCATAGTCTTCAATAGTAGCATACTCAAGTACACCGTCAGAATATGGTACAAAACCATTTGCAACGTCTATACTGTTAGTGCCAAAACCAGCAACTAATTCATGAGCACCAAGTAAGTATGAAACTTCGAATTCCATCTCAGTTGATTGTGTCTCTAAGAAGTTGTAATGTCTGAAGGCATCAGGTCCTACAAGAATCTGTGGTCCTTGGTTTCCTCCCCCTAACTCTACGACTGCTCTCATGAAGTCATTACCACCGACACTAGCCTGTGATGTTTCTACTAATCTATCTCCATATCTAAATGTTGTTGATAGTTCGTCTGTCCAGTCACTAAAGACCTGGAAGCTGTTTGCAGTCAAGTCAGTAGTCTTTATGTAGTTACCACTTGTTAGTGCTAAAGTAGAATTTGAACCGCCGTACTCTCTTACGTCATTATTTTCTGATGCTTGGTGAGTAAATGTTGCTCTATGTGAGTCATTTATATTCCAGTCAAGTTTTAGTAGAACATCTTCATCTAGTAAAGAATTGTTCATACCAGTAGCTAAACCAGCGTCATATCCATATACATCATTTGTTATATTGATAACTCTCTGGGCATCTTCTAAAGATACGTCATCTACTTCGAGTAATGAGCCACTGCCAGCAGCACCCCATAGTCCTGGTTCTGTTTTTTGGAACTTATCCCAGTTTGCGAAAAAGAATAGTTTATCTTTTATGATTGGACCGCCTAGTGTGAATCCTTTAACATCTTCGTCAAATTCGCCAATAGTTTGTTTTTGTCCGTCGATTTCGTCACCAACCCAGCTATCGCCAGTTTTGAATCCGTATACAGATCCAGAAAACTCGTTAGTACCTGATTTAGTAACAACGTTAATAACACCTGCTGTTGAACCGGAATCTCTTACGTCATAGTCTACAACACTAACTGATACTTGCTCTACAGAGTCAAGTGATAGTGGAGATTTGACTCCAGGATATCCGCCATATTCTAGACCGAAGTCATCTGATTGGCCAATACCATCAACCTGGAAAGAACTATATCTAGCATTTGTTCCTGCTATACTAATACTTTCAGTGTCGTCGCCATTAAATGAAATACTATATACATTGACAAATGGTTGAGTTGCAACTGCGTCTTTTAGATCTCTATTTACACTTGCTATATCTCCAATTTGATCAGAGGATAAAGTACTTCTAGGTCCTGTAATTAGACCTTTTGTATTTATTTTCTGCCCGACAACAACTAGATCATCAACTTGTGATGACTGTGAAAGAACTAGTGATACTTTTTTAGTATCTGAAAGTTCTAAGAAAATGTTGTCCATTTTTGCAGTTCCACCTACACCAGTAACTTTTATAAAATACGGCCCGCCAACACGTAAGTTCCGTGCTAGAAAGATTCCGTTTTCATTAGTGGTTTGGGTGGAGATTGAACCAGAAGGTTCGTGGGTTATGGAGACTGATGCTCCTGATACTCCTGCTCCAGAAGCTCCAATTATGGTGCCTCTAATAGCGGAGGTTGTTTCTTGGGCAAATGCTGGTAACGCTAGGAAAGCGAAAGCAAATACTCCAAGGAATAGTTTTTTAAAAACCATTGTTTTCTCCTTATTGCTTTTTGTTAATTAACAAAGATTGTTGATACTGTAAGAAGAACGTCCTACAGATGTGTATATTATAACACAAGAGAGCAGCATTGTCAAGAATTATTTTCGTATGCATCATTATGATGCAGGATCCAGCGTCTTTTTTTATTTTCAAAATTTCCAAAAGTTGTACATGTGGGGGAGCGTGGTCGGTAGGGGGCTAGCTGGTCTACTAACCGCCCCCCTGAGAGGCTTAGAAGCGCTCTAACACGCTTATCACTACATCAAAGCCCGCCCCTCTGTAGGCTACAGCTCGGGACTCAATCCACGCTCTAGCTCCTTTAATTACTGCAACGACTTTGCCGCCCTTTCCTATTGTTAGCTCCGCTCTCATTAGGCCACCCTTACCGCGAACGCGATTACTAAACCAAACATTGAAAGCCCAACAATAAAAGGTAACATTATTTCGCCCTCACGTTTAACGGCTCTTACCCATCTTTTAAATTTTAAATTTTTCATATTTTAACTCCTTTGTTATACCCCCATTTTACAAAATTAACGGGGGTTTGTCAACTATTTATTCTATAAAATATCCTTTACCATCACAAGCGTTGCAAGCATCAACGCCCGCATCTCCGTTAAAGGTTACCGCTTGCCCGCTACCTAAGCACGACTCGCACATTATCTCTACGTTATCCATTATAGACCCCTCCTTTCAAATTCAGCTTCCGCCATAATATCAACAATCTCATCTAGATCATCATCCAAATGTAAACCATACTCGCGGGCGGTTTCATCCGCTTCATCTTGTATTTCAGCGTTTAGAGCGTTTAACTCGTCGAGGATATCCTCAGCAATTTGCTCTAATGTAATTTCATTTACTAGGTTGCTCATTTAGCACCTCCTTGCATTTGCATGCCTTTGATTGCTAAAGATCTAGCCTTAGCTATTTTAAATTCTATTGGCATATCGCCAACATATACACCACCCTCAAAAGGGCAATCTCTAAGAGCTTCTGCTCTTTTAATAGCAAGAGCCAATCTCTTGTTTTTCATTAATTTTAAATTTTTCATAATAAACTCCTTATAATTTGTTTTTGTTTATACCCCTATTATACACACTTTTACGAAAAAGTCAAGCGTTTTGTGTGACAATTTTGCAACAATTGTGTGACATTTGTGTGACATTATTTAACGCCTTCCATGCCTTTATATGCTAATAATTTTGCTCTATTCATGGCGTACTGCTTAGGCATTGCTCCTGTATATGTAGGATCACTAAAAGGCACATCTGCTAGACTATTTAAGCGGATGACTGCTAAAACTAATCTTGCATTGTTCATACTTTTTAATTTTTCTTTTAATTTATTTTTCATAGGTTACTCCGTAATGTTCCCCCTATTATACAGGTTTTTTGCTGGATGTCAAGAACTAATTTTGCACAACGCCTGTGCATTTATGCAGGACCGCGCCGATCCGGGCTAAAGCTTATTATTTATAATATGCCGCGCTGATTCAAACGTAACTTGATTCAACCCGCCAAATGAGAATGATTCTCATTTACACTCCCGCGCCTGTCACACAACTGTAACGAAATTGTCACACAATTGTTACACAAAACGCTTGACTTTTGGCGAAAAATGTGTATAATAGGGGGTATGAAAAGGAACGCGGAAACACACAAAAATATATATAAAAAATGTATATATTTTCTATATACGATACTACTTGACTTTTTGGGTGGATTCGCTATACTTATAACATTAATTAAATACATATATAAGGAGAAATTAATTATGAAAAAAGAAACTAAAAAACTAGAAAAAACTAAAGCGACTATCTGTAAAGAGATAGCGGAGAGAAAAACTCTCACCGCTTCTGAGCGTATCTCATTAGAGAGAACCTCCAAAGAAATGTTACTAAAAATTCAGCAATGGATTTCGTAACTGTTGTTAGGTTGGTAGAGGGTGTGTCCCTCTACCTTTTATTAAATATTATTTACAAAGGATTTTAAAATTATGAAAAAGAAACTATATATATTCGACTTAGACGGAACTGTTGTTGACAGTTCCCACAGATGCACCCTTAATTCTGAGGGGGAATTTAACCTTGACCAATGGATTAAAGATAGCACTAGAGAAAACATCTTTAGAGATACGCTTTTACCTCTTGCAAGCTTTATGAAAAAAGTGTCCTCAGAGGGTCATTATGTTTGGATTTGTACCGCCCGTTATATGACTAATGCAGACTATGATTATTTAACGGCTAATAATATAACGGCTTCTGTCATATTATCAAGATCATTAAAGGATGATAGAGCGGATCATATCCTAAAACGTAGAATGATTAATAAATTAATCTCACTAAGACCATTTGCAAATATTGAGAGGGTCTTTTTTGATGATAAGATAGAAAATTTAGAAGCATTAGATGATCTAATGACAGAATGCGTGCTAGCTACTAGCGAACAAGAGAAAAAGTATATAGCGTGGGGGTCTGTTTAATGAATAGTTACACTTTATATATCATGCGAATTTCGGGAGATTCTAAATTTAGGGGTGTTAGAAAAGTTGGCATTGCTAAAAATTCCGAGCATAGACGACAAACTATAGAAACGAGCCTAAGAAAAGAATTTGGGCAACATATCCGCGTTTTTATAGAACATATCTATGAAATACCGGCTAGAAATAAAGGCGGTTTTTTGGCTTATAATATTGAGCATCAACTACAAACTTATATACAAAAATATAATTATAGGTTCATAAAAATGCCAAAGAGTCAAGCCGGCCGGTCTGAATGGTTTAAAGGTATATCAACGCCAAAGATAAAAAAATATTTGGCTTGTTCTTGCCGTTATGCAAAGACAAATTTTGTTGGTATGCCTAGCGAATGGGAAAGGAAAACCAACGGGCAAATGTTCAAGAAAGGGATATATAATTCCTCTAACTTGAAAAAATCTTTTAAGGCGGTGTCATAATGAAAATTTGCTTATGGCTCGGCTTTGTGTTAGTGTTTTCATCTCTACAAGGGTTATTATATAATCCTTTAGATTTGGAAATGCTAATAGCTGGCAATTTAATCATATTAATTGCCTCTTATATGCAAAGAAATAATGAGCTTGTATTATTAACGCTTTTAATGTGCTTCGCACAAATAACGAGAATTGCAATGTAAATGAGAATCATTCAGGGCGGGCTTGACAGCCCGCATTTTTTTGAATCAAACCTCGACTGATTCAAACCCCCGCTGAATGAGAATCATTCTAATAATGAGAATCATTCGCATTTAGAAACGTACCCGCGCGCACACCGCGCCTAAGTGCAAAAGTGAAGTGTGAAAGTGATGCGCCCTGCGCCAAAGTGCAAATGTGAAGTGTAAAAGTGAAGTCTACGCGCGCGCTCGCGAAGTAAGTACTTACTATTACGGAGAGGCAATAAAAAACCCGCTTTCGCGGGTTCGGTAATTAGGACATAAGTTGGGTTAATCTTTTAATTGTCTCTGCATTGGCTCTTTCGAGAGAGCTGAAGAATCCTGGGGACACTCCAATGCCTTGTTCTAATTCTTTGACTAATGTCGCTTTTGTTTTTGCTAATTTTTTTACTTTTGTTGCTTTTTTCATTGTTGTTTCTCCTTAATATAGAACATATTATACAGGTCGAAAACACTTTGGTCAATAGGTAAAGTGAAAGTAATTCAATTAATTTAACTAAAGGCTAAAAGAGCCACTTCGGCGGGTATATTGACCACTTTGATGCCTCAAATCAGCACTTTATGCAGAGATACAGCCAAAGTCACCCACTCTGCGCCAAAGTGCAAAAACGAAGTACTAAATTGATGTTACTTGCACCCAAGTGCAAAAATGAAGTGCAAAAATGATACAAACTGGCAGACTTGGCGACTTTGTGCTAAATTTATCTTCCCCTTTCCCTCCCTGGATAGTATATCAGACTTATGCGGGGTTGTCAATAGCTTTGGGCAAATTTATGGAGAAATTTAGCGTTTTTCGGAGATTTGCCACGATAGATGGGTGGTTTCGCGTCCGGCCCCCGAGTATTCGTTTGCGTTATTTTATGAGTAATAATCTAAAATAGTTCTTGACAAGAAGAAACAAAGTCTGTATAATATATTTATCAAAAAAAGGAAAAAAGATGCAAATAGAAATACCAAGCGATATACAGGAAATTATGGAAAAAGCTCCGCTAATAAGTGGATATGATGAATTCATGGTAGAGATTGCCATAGATGAAGGCAAAGTTTTCATAAGAGATGGTATAGGAGTGTGGGCAGACGATTTAGCATATGAAAACCTAGAAATAGAAAGAGCATGGCGTATCATGAGAAAATGGTGGGCAGATGAAGCAGAAAGTAGAAAAGCACTAGAAGTGAAAACACAGCTAGAGTTTCAGATTATGATGAAAGAAGAAGAAGTGCATAGCCTGAAAGAAACTATAAAAGCGTTAGACAAGAAAGCAGAAACTAAAAAATGGTTTTGGTAAAGTTTTTCTTGACAACAGGAAACAAAGTCTGTATAATATTCTTATGAAAAAGATTAAAAGATGCAAAATAAAAAGATTCGACATTGCCAAATGGAAAGAGAGCAGAAAAAAGCAATACAAAAAAGACTCTGAGATGGTTTGGTTTATGTTAGGTCACCCCTTAGTATGGCTTATGGGGTGTATAGTTGGAATGTTTATCTTAGAACTATTTAAATAAAAGTAAATTAGTTCTTGACAAAGGTAAGTAAATCGATTATAATATTCTTACTATGAAAAAGATTATAAACAAAATAAAAACACTACTATTTAGGAGAAAAAACACAATGGCACAAGCTAATTATACAGAAGCAATGACAGAGAAAATGATTGCAGAATACAACGCTAACCCAACAAGAGATACAGTTGACGCGTTAGCAAGAGAACTCGGTAAAAACACAAGAAGTGTTATAGCGAAACTTTCAAGAGAAGGTGTGTACCAAGCCCAGCCAAGAGTAACAAAATCAGGCGAGCCAATCGTAAGAAAAGCAGAACTCTTAGCTCAGATACAGGACACATTGGGACAAGAATTTCCTTCCCTAGTGAAAGCCAGCAAGGCTGACCTCCAAAGATTGATCGACACAATCTCATAAGAAAAGTCGAGGAGTGGTTGCCCTAAGTAACCACTATTTGCCAAGAAGTTTTAAGCAAATAAAGTAAAAAACTTCTTGACAAATGGTTGTAAAGTTAGTATAATATATTTATATTGAAAAACAAGAGAAAGGGAAAATGATGCGAAGGCATCAAGCTTCCCGCCCAGAGAGGTTAAGATAAATAATTTAAATTTCTTCTTGACAAATGGTTTCAAAGTTAGTATAATATATTCATAATAAAAATTATCCTTATAGATAAAAGTAACTGAGTAAAGGAAAAAATTAATGATTTAGCAGTGACCCCAGACTCTTCGGAGGAGGGATAGCGAATAAATAATCCTTCAGTTGCTTACCTAGAGTGGCGACTCTTAAAACACGCCGTATGCTCCTTAGACATTGTGAGATTGCGTTAACTGTAAAGAATGTCCGCTTTTGATACTCATTATGTGAGATACCTTCCGCAGTAAGGAGAGAGACATAATCGCATGAACTGATGCGTAAACAGGTGAGGTTAGAAACTTCCGATAAGCCCTGCGAACTTAGTACTTAGTACGAAAGCAAAGGCAATAAGGGGAGCATAACAAAACCAAGAGTCCTCGGCACTTTATCGAAAGTATAAAATCGGTTTGTTTTACTGCATTAATGGACGTTACGAGCTTCGGCTTTACTAATGCAGAGGTAATTGAACGGGTGGCTTATGACCAGACAAGCAATCTAGAGTGAGGAAACCACGCTTTCGTTAACCCTTTGGGACAACGACAAGTAGCAAACCAATCTACTGCGACACGGGCGGACTAGATATTTATATCATAGCGACCAGTCAATAGTAGCAAACTCGGGCAAGGGAAAGGTGATGTTTCCCACCGCATACTGCGAGAGCGAGATATCATAGATATCGGGGGGCAGTAGGCAACTAACATGATAACGATAAACTGCAGACTTGGAACAGTATAAAAGCTAAGCGTGAGGAGAATGGCAGTCGCCCTGTCGCCTACTGAATAGTAGATACCTTATAGTCAATAGCGTTTGGACTTTAAATAATGCAAACAGTGGATAGGTTCGTGAGTAATTCCGACACGACCACTTTAAACATACAAAAACTTTGGATGGGATACTTCGGTGTCCCATTTTTTTATCCCACGATCATTCAGATCAAAATTTTCAACATTATCTTAAAAAATTTCTTGACATTTTTCCTGAACTCCTGTATAATATATTTATATAAAAAAGGAAAACCATGACAAAATTAGAGCAACAACAAATTGAACTTAACAAAATAGTAGAAACAGATTTTGGTAGAGTTGCAGTTGTGCTAGAAGGAAGAGACACAGCGGGCAAGACAGGTACTATCCGTGAGCTAACGCATTATCTTCCTACAAGTAAGTACTCAGTCTCGCTTAGTAGTAAACCGAGCGAATGGGACATGAATAATTGGCTTGAGTCATGGGAACGTAAACTACCTAGCGACAACCAAATGGTCTTTTTCGACAGAAGTTGGTATAGCAGAGCAATGGTACAGAAGTTAAACGGCTGGTGTACAGATAAACAGTATGAAGACTTCATGGCGTCAGTTCTTGAATGGGAAGCTAAGCAAGATGTAACATTCATCAAACTATGGCTTAGCATAAGTGAAGAGGAGCAGTCATTCCGTATAGGAAACAGACAAGTATCCCCGCTAACCAAGTGGAAGTTCTCACCCAATGATGCACTGGCTTTATCTAAGTACGACCAAATGACACTTCTCAAAGAGCGAGTTCATACAACGCTAGGCGAATGGCACAGTATAGATTACAATACAAAGTCGCAAGGTAGACTGTCCTTATTAACAAAAATAGTAGATTTATTAAGCTAAGTACTTGACTTGGCTTAATATTTCGAGTATAATATACATAACAAAAAAAGGAGACAATTATGTGGGAGAAACTAAGAAAGTGGGAGAATGAAAACTTCGCAGTTGCGTATACAGTTATCAGTACCCAAGACATCAAAGCAGAACTATGTCATTGGCAGGCTTTCGATATCTCAGACAGAGAAAATGAAGGTTTCCTGTGTGATATAGATCAAGTACCAGAGTGGCGACTATTAGAAGTCATGAGATCGGTAGAAAATTATATAAAGTGTCCTGTGACTTTTGAAGGTATACTAGAAGAAGTATACGCAGAGTTAGTACACGAAGAAAAATATTTAGTAAAACCGCAGATTTATAACTCAGAAACTAAACAGTTTGAAAGTTATGATGATGTATTTAACAAGAAAGAAGGAGAAAAATAATGCCAATAAAATTTAAACCAAGTCAAAAGAAATATGTAAGAGGCGTAGCTCCTAGTAAGCTACCAACAGAACACTTTTACATTAAGCAAACACCAAAGAAAGAGTTGTTTGATTACATAAACAGTAGAAATGCGAAGAAAAAAATAAGACAAAAGTGCTTAAACGAACTAGTCCGAAGAGGTATAGTTATTGAGTGGAGAGAGGTGCAAGTATGAAGTGGGGAAGTACAGGACATAAGTCACACAAGAAGAAGAGTTCACAAGGTAACGGCAAGTTCAGTTTGAACATGAACAAAAACAAAAAGCGTTCGTACAAGAAGTACAGAGGTCAAGGTAAATAATGGAAGTAGTATTCTATGTAGGAATGATAGTATGGGGTCTATACTTAGTAGTAACTGAAGATATAGAAGATGTGAGGAGGGACTTTCCATGGCTCAAATAATAAAGTTCCCCACACGCCTCAGAAGAAAAAAGAAAGAAATTGAGTCAGAAATACAAGTAGCCGAAGAGGCACTGAAAGATTACATGGAGGAGTTGGATATGCTAAACAAAGAGATAGCACATCTTACTTCTCTTTACGAAGAATTAGTAAATGAATTATTGCAATTAGAATTAAAGGAGGAATAATGCGACAATCAAGTTATAAACACATTGCTATCGGTAGTAGGATAGAGAATAGCAAAGTAAGAAGAATAATAAAACCTACAGATGAGAGTGCCTATCTAAAAACATGGACAGGCTCAGTAAGATTTGAAAACCCAAAATGGTATGACATTGAACTAGAAGATGGTAGAGTCTTCAGAGACTGTGATGTACAACCACAAGTGGAGGGCATTGACTATGAGTAAGATTAACGATTATGCAAAATTTGTAGACACATGCACGTCTGCAGAAAGTAGGAATACTACTAAGTTTCAACAAAGAGTGCAACAACTAAGTGTTATACACCCTGATATAGAGTGGAGTAGACTTATGACTGCATCTATTGGTATGTTGGCAGAGAGTGGCGAGTTCACAGAAATTATGAAAAAGATCTTTTTTCAAGGTAAAGAAATGAATGAAGATAACAGATTTCACATGAAAAGAGAACTAGGAGACGTTCTATGGTACTGGGTTCAGGGCTGTTTAGCTCTAGGATTTACTCCAGAGGAAGTAATGGACGAAAACATCAATAAACTAGAGCAGCGATACCCAGACGGTTTCGAGGTTTCAAGAAGCGAACGTAGAGCTGAAGGAGACATATAGTGCTAAACTTATTAGATAATATATTAACAGTATTAGGAGTACTATTTCTAATCCAAATAGTAACAGTAGTATTTCTATATTTTGAACAATGGAGAGATTAAATGGCAAATCATGTATATTTTAATGTAACTGTAGATGGTAATGATAGAGCGATGGATGAGTACTACAGGCTCATGCAAACAGAAGAAGTAACGAGAAGTGACTATGAAGGTAATAAATACCAAATGGAAGAACTAAAAGCTATAGATGAGCTAAGGTTTATGCCTGCAGCATCTTATGACAGTGATGGTAATCAATTAGATGCTTATGACTGGTATTGTGATAATGTAGGAGCAAAATGGTGTCATATGGAAGATTTTGACAATACAAGCTTTAGTGGATACTCAGCGTGGAGGGCACCCCATGAGCTAGTCGGACACTTAATTGTCTACTTAGCCAAGTATGATCCTTATGTTAGTGCAAAAATGACCTATGAAGATGAGTTTAGAAATTTTGTAGGAATCCAGACAGGAACAGCAAAGGAAAAACCACAGGATTGGTGGAAGCATCCTGAGTTAGCTGAGTACTATTATGAAAATGAAGTCATAGAAGTTAGTACAGAAGAGATACAAGAGAGACTAGAAGCGGAATTAGGTGTAGATACATCAAAAGAAGACTTAGAGTGGTGGGATCCGATCCATACTCTCAAAGGAGAACTCTCATTAATGGAGTATCAAGACGAGCTAGTTTATGAGTTCTTTGATAAAGAAGAGTGGTATTATGACAGAGTATAAAGACTTAGTAGAAAAGCGACGTATAATGATAGAAGCAGAAACGTGGGGCGAAGAAATTGAGTCTCACGACTATCAGAAAGACAAAGGCTACTTTATTAACTACAACAATGGCAAAGTAGTAAAAGTAGAAAATAATAATAAAACTATTGTGCAGATGCCTTGTTCTGTAGAAGAATTAATATACAACTATGAAAGGAGTAAGGTATGATAGGTATTAGTGATGGTCTTAGAACTAGTATAATCTATGATTATGAGATGAATATAGGAAAAGGACTAACAAAGTCCGAGAATATTAGGCAGTTAGCTAAGGAATACTTACTAACTATAGGTGAAGTTACCTCTATAACTAAAGTAGAGGACAGTTTCTTTGAAGGAGCTGATGAAATAGGAGACATAATATGAGTGTAAATTACACAGAAGAACAGGTTAACCAGATGGTAACTTTATATAGTGAGAATCCGACTAGAGAAACAGTAGAAAAACTATCAGAAGAATTTGATAAGAGTATAAAATCTATTATAGGTAAACTAGCGAGAGAAGGAGTATATAAGAAAACTGTCTATAAAACCAAAACTGGAGAGAACCCAGTAACAAAAAAAGAATTAGTGCAAATGATAGCAGAACTAATGGAATTACCAATTGAAAAGATTGCAGGACTAGAGAAATCGCCAAAGGCTGATCTCAAGCTACTAGCAGAAGCAATACAAGGAGATTATGATGATGAAGAGATATGCTAAAGTTTTACCTAGAAATGATAAACTGCGAAAGGTTATAGCAGAACACGGAGAATACTTCGAAGTCATTAGTGGACCAAAAGCGGTACCACAATTAAATAACCAGCTCGGGGTAACTCTCAAAGACCCCAACTACATTTTTACTACAGAAGTAAAAAATATCCGAATAGTCCAACCAGACTAAAACCATAGCGGGTGTACTACGAACCAGTGGTACACTCATAGCGGGTGTATAGCACACTAGATATAATTTCCGTAAACTTCATGTTATACCCATTTAATTTAAAGCAGTTAATAACCCTTATAAAAAATTTGAGTTGGCGAAAGTTTCCTTAGCTTCAGATACTTTTTTAGTTCGACTTGGTTTGTTTGATTTGTTGAAACCCCGATAGAACATCGTGGTTATTATGGAATGA